TGCCGCAGTATAAACATTTTCTACATATTGCCATGAACGATTGATATTGCCCACGTTGTCCAGTTGAAACAGCCAACGGTCTTCGTTGTTGACTCCTTCAATGTTGATGTCTACTGTACGATTGGCAATGCGCTCAGCCAAGTTAAAGTCTTGATTTTGTAAGATACCTTGTTTGAACAAGAAAAAATAACCTGTATTAGAACTTTGAAATCCCAGTTGATCGTTTCTGAACAGTACGTTAAAACTGGTGTTGGGAGTAGGAGCAGGTTCATACACATAATCTCTTCCTACTGATGTGGATGTTATTGCTTCAAACGGCATGTTAATACCGTCCACAGTGGCCGAGTAAGGAACCACTGGTAAAAATCCTGGCACCAAATTTACAGCATATTCAGCAGTGTCCACACCCAAAATAGTTTGACGGTTACCTGGGCGACCCACACGTTGACTGTCTACCAGGCTGGCGTTGATAATAGCAGTAAACTGTTCTTGCCAGTCTACGTTGGTAGGATCAGCCCAGTTTACAGTAACATTGCTGAGATTTACACCGTTGTAATCCACAACATTTTCTGTTGTTGTGACATTGAATACTTTGAGATAACCTTCGGCTGCTGTGTTGCGTTTGGCTGTGTAACTTACTAGGTTGGCCAGACGTGTGACACTGTCTCTGCGTTCAGCTGTGTCAATGTAGTTTTCGCGAGTGTTTAAGTCTGTGCGAAAGGCCAGTGCCTGCCCCATGAACGCCATGACGTCCAGCAGGGCAATAAATTCTGACGATTCAATGTAGTCATTGAATGTTTCAGGATAGTACAAACGCAAATAATCAATGAAACTTTTACGAAGAGTTTCAAAGTCATAACTTTGAAAATCGGCTTCGCGGTAAGTTTGGTAGATTTGTTTCCAATCTTCTACACCAAATATTGCTGTTTGTCTTGTGGTTGTTGCCATTTTCGTATCGTCCGTGCTTTATTTATTGATAATAAAAACGGCGCAGTTATACGTAACTGGCATTGCGAGTTTGTTCGTCGAAGAATATGCTGAGAATTTCAGCGTTAGTGGTGTTTACAATGGTGATTTGTAATTGTATCAAGATGCCATTTTCTTGCGGAAACGTTTGAATGTCGCTGACGATCATTCTAGGATCTCCTCCAGCCACACGTTGTACTTCGGCGCGGATATCTTGTTGCAACTGTTCAACTTGATTCTCAAACAAATAATCCCAGAGCACTGTGCCATATCCAGGACGGCCTGGCAGTTCACCTTGCCGTATGTTGAATGCATTCAGCAGATCACGTTGAATCAAGTCAAAATCAGTCAGTGTGAATTTTTTGTTTTGATTGATGGTGTTGAAGCCGATAAATGTGGTCATGACAATATTTATGGTGTAATTTTAGGCTTGCTGGCGTGCCTGGGCTTGACGTTTTTCTTGTCTAATGGCTTTTTTCAAATCATTTGCCAATCGCATAGCAGTAATGATGTCAATTAGTTGTTTTCGAAGTTTTTCACTGAACTCTGAACTGTACGGGGTAGCATTAAGGGCTCGGGCTTCGATTGCTGAAGTCTTATCTAGAACAATTTGAAATTCAGCCAATAATGCATCAAGTTTTGCATTTTCTGCATCTAATTGATCAAATGGGGCCTCTGACACTTTTATTTCTGTCAGGCGGACAAGCAAGGCCTTTATTTCTTTTCTCAATGCTTTGTTTTCAGCCACCAAGGCTTCATTGGCCGGTTGGGGACCATAGTTAAAACTAGGCACTTTGTCATTGCCCACCACTCGAGTTGTGGCAGCATCTACGGTTTGTCGATTCACTGTGTTTTCTGATTCTCCAGGAGGAGCCTGTTGCTTTACAGGGTCGTTGAGTTTTTGTTCGGCCGTACCAACAGCAAATTTTGCATCAGCAAATCGCTTGTCAAAATCTGCTTGCTTGTCTGCTGGCAATTGTCCTCGAATCCAATCAGCGCCGCCAGCTATGTCTTTGCTGAACACTGATGATATACCACCTAATTCTTTGGGATTAAGAATGTCTGTTGGAACTCCCAAAGATTTGGCGGCACCCAACCCTTTGCTCATCAAATCTTGTTGCGTTAAACTTTGGGCTGCAGGGTTGCTTAACAAACTGTCAAGATTGTTGATACCACCTTTGCCAGTCCACACTGCAGGACTCTTTAACACATCTGTGAGTTGATTTGCACCACCTGCAAGATATGTGCTTGCTGTTCCTGGCTTGAGCAGGCCTGCTGTTTCTAGTTGGGTGGCGTCAAATCCAAATTTGCCTACACCCACTGCATTGGTAAACTGACTAAAATCTTGTCCAGTTGCTGTGCCCACTGATGCCACTGTGGCTCTGACATCTATGTTTTTTAAATTTGACATGGGCACCAGGGCTGATGCAGTTTTTGCAAAGTCAGCAGTGCTGATTCCGTCGGTCACTGGAGTTCCAAACAATGCACCAATTTTTCCAACTGTGTCTTTGGCAATGCCTCCAGTAATGCCCACTGCGCCGCTGAGGCTGGTGCCGGTGGTGCCGGCTGCAATTGACTGTTTGGCTGTGTCTGCTAGACTCTTGAAAGAATTCAATACGCCAGTATCTGTGCCCGGAAATCCACCTCTTGCCTGCGCCAGTTCTGCCCGGGCTTCTTCAAGGCCATCTTTGGCCTGCGTTTGCGCACTGAGAATATCGCCAGAGGAAAATCCTGTGAGTCCACCAGCATCGGCCTGTTTCTTGAAAATGTCAAATGCTTGTTCGCGAGTCATGCCTGGTGGACCATTGACTTTGAAAGTTTCGGCCACTGCGGTAGGGTCTGGCAATCCAAACTGTTGTGCTATGGCAGCAGCCCTGGCTTTTTCTTCTTCAGTCAAGGGTCTGTTTGGTGCAGTACTGGCTGGTGGGGTACCTTGAAATCTTCCATAAGTCTTACCATCGTCTATGGGTCTAGTGCCAGGCAGTGGACTGAGTCCTCTACGAAGACGTTCGTTGTTGGTTCTGTCCCAGACGATGGGATCCTTGCCTGAGTATGTTAATTTGTCATCGGGTGTTTTGGAAAACAGTCCAGTCTCAAGCGATGTTGTCGCACTAGTAATTCCGCTTAGACTGCTGAGATCAAATGTAAATTCGCTCATAATGCTTGAATGGTTACTCCGGCTGGCACAGCAGGTGCACCTGGAGGAGGCGTGGGCTTGCCTTCTTCAAATTTGATTTTGACATCAACTCCTAGATTGTGATATGGATAAGGCTCATGTGTGGGTGCTCTGGGCACAATAGTTGTCAATGCATCAGGATTTACTTCCCAACCATTGGCTGTGCTGAACTTTGTGTCATCCAGTTTGATTGTGGCAATGGGCACAGGGGCAGTAACCGAGGGTGCCGCCGGGCCATTTAAGTCTATGCCGCCGGCAGTGAACAACAATGACTCGCCGCCATTCCAAGATCCGCCTGCACTTTGTAGTGCCATGGTGCCATCAGCCTTGACACCAAGAGTGGCTTTGCTGTAAATTTTAAAATCTTTTTGTGCAGAGATGTTGAAGTCTGTGACTGCTTCCATGGTGGTGCTTTTTTCACTTTTGACTTGTATGTTGCCGCCTGCATACATGTTGATATTGCGATCAGCATGCATGTTGATGTCGCCATTGGTACGAATGTTCACTGAGTTGGTAGAAAATATATCTACTGTGCCTTCTGCGCCAAACTCCAACCAGGTTTGCCCATTGGCATGTGTGATATAGAAAAAGTTGCCCGAGTCGTTCATTGTGATCTGATGACCTTTGGGTGTACGCAAACGGAACAAAGCATTATTGCCCTGAAGATCACCATCGTCCATCACCATTGTATGCCCGCCCATACGGCCAATCACCCGAGCATCTTCAGGTTTGATTTCGTTGTTTTGAATCTTTTGTCGGATATCATTGGGTTTCATACCACCCTGGTACACTGGAATACCTGGAGTACTAATACCAAACACCGTGCTGGGCGTTTCTCGTTGACTGCTGGATCTTATAGGACCACGCTCGACATCATTGTTCAGCCCTTGTTGAAACATTGCACTGGCTACAACACTGTGTACCGGTTTGAGTTGGTTAAAAAAGTTGTCTGCGTTTACTATTCGGTCATTGTTGGTGTTTACGTCTATGACAGGCAATAACTCACTGTCAGTGAAATAAGTTTCTTGATTTTTGTTTGAGACCACATATTTTGTGCTACCGCCAATGGCAGGCACCATGTGTCCTAGACCAGTATCGGGCACCACACCAATATAATACCCCAACTGGCGATCACCATTGGCAAACACACACAACACTGTGATACCAATGTCTGGTGGAGTAAACCACATGCCGTATGAGTTTTGATTTTGAGTGTAATTACCAACATTGTTGTCGGCGTTTTTTCCTGATGGAGTATATCCGTAGAAACCTGGCAAGTATCTCACTGTGGTCCATTTGGTTGGATCATTTTCATTACCGCCAGCAAACGTTTCAATATACACTTGTAAACGGCCAGCACGAGTAGGATCCACATTGTTTTTTACTATGCCAACAAATGGTCCAAACTCCGCAGGTGTGCCACCGCGGTCCATTTTATAGTTCGACGGTCTACCAGTACTTCGTTGTATTTCTTCTGACATTTCTATCCTTAGTATTCACGAGCACCACTTTGTGTTCTATTGGGAACAGCCGCTTTTGTTATCTTGCCAGGTGCATCGTTGAACAGCCTTGCAGAGCCTAACCCGCCTACTACTGTGCTTACCAACTGCCCATTGCTGGCCACTGCCAGGGCCGGAGGTAAATTAGAAATATCTGGTGCCGGCAATGACAATCCGCCTGCGGCTGCTGCATTAGTTACCGCATTTACAGTAGAGGGTGGCAATAGTGTGCCACTAAGTCTTGCTGCGGTAGATTTTGCTCGCAGTTGATCTGCACTAAACCCGCTGACAGGACTTGCGACAGTGTTGTCTGTGGCAGGTGCAGTATTGGGTCTAGTGGCGGTGGCTTGTGCATTTTGTCTAGCCAAGCGAGAATCTTCAGCGGCGCTTTGATTGGGTGCTGATGCCACAATGTTTTTACCTGACGGGATTGGAAAATTATACAAACTTCCTTCTATGGTCTGTTCAAATTTGCCGCTTTTGAATTCGCTGACTATTTTGTTGGCTTTGTACACATTGCTCTGTTGAGGTTGTCGTGCTTGATTGCCTGGTCGTGCATAAGGGTCGGCTAGGCCAGTACTGAGATTGTAATCTTCAGGACGTTGCCAGGCAATTTCAAACATGACCTGACTGGCATCGAAGTTGATTGAGCCGTCGGGCAAAAATGCCGAGTATCCAAATTCTGCGGTGTTTACTCCGCCGGCCAGGCTGCCTTGTTGTATCCACGCAGGATCACCAATGATGCGAACTTTGCCAATGCCCAGGTCTCCAGGGCTGTACAAGTATTCGCTGGCGTTGGCGCTGATTTCATTGGCTGGGCCATCGGCTCCTTGGCGACTGGCATTGCTGGCTGGAGCATAGGCGTATTTGGCAATGTCTCGCATGCTGGCTGTGTTTTTTTTACGTTGCTGTGCGGCTGCGCTTTGATCAGCATGCGTACCTGTGACTGTGATGTTGTACAAATAGTTAAAAGTAGCGGTGTAGTCTAACACTGCTGAGTTTTGTCCTGTAAACCAGTAAAGATAACTTTTATGCACTCCTCGGAATTTTGTCAAAGGAAAATATTTGCTGTCAAATTGGGTAAGTTCGTACGGACTTATAACAAATTTAATATTGTAAGCGTAGTCATTTCTGGCTTCATCGTATGCACCTTGCTGTGCTTCCATGCTGATTTGAAACCATCTCATCGGAGACTGTGCATTCACTGCTGTTTCAGGATTTTCCAGTTCTACTCCATTGCTGTACACCGTCAATGCCTGATCAGTTATGTAAGTTGAATTTCTAATGGCCAGGTCGATAGCCTGTACCATTTGCATGCCGGCAGTGATACTCCAATTGCGATTGCTGATGTCCATGGAGTTGGCTGCTTCGTTGAAGGCCTGCCCTCCTACCTGGTTTGCGCCCGGCTTCATGGCAGTTTGATCTTGAGTAACTATTCTGTTGGCTGGCAAAGTTATTTTGGCATCACGAATCGGCTGATGCCCTTGTTTGTCTGCCACGAATACAATTTCATATGTGTCAGCCACCTGATATATGCCATCACGCACCAACTGTTGTTGAAACGCATTCATTGCCCCAGTTAATCCTTCTTTTATGGTATTTTTAGCCGATGATGCTGCATTGGCCTTGGGCGGCGCACCAGTGGCGTCAATGGCATTGTCCACTGCCCGCACCGATGCTTGTGTAGATTTGACTGGCAGGCGCTGTTGCTCTTGATTGGCAAGAATTCTAGAATCTGTGGCGGCAGTTTTTCTTCCTGAAGAGTCAGTGTTGGCAGTGGTTTGCGATCCTGGTGCATTTGCTGGTGCAGCGGGAGGTGCAGTAGATGCGTACACCAGATCACCACCCAACAGTTTTCCCACATTGCTGTCAGTGAGTTGCACATCATAAGGAATGGTACCACGCCGTGTGCCGCCGGCTACTATTTGACTTATTGGTGCGCATTCAAACTCGTACGATACCAACTTTGAACTCACACTCCAGTTGATTTTTTTAATAAGGAACGGTATGAACTTTTCAACCACAGCATTGGGGTCAGTCAATCCTGTGTTGGGGTCAGCGGCACCTACAGGAACTAGATTACCGTTTTCGTCGTAACCGTACCATCTTATGACCATGAGGTAAGCCGCGGCAGTGTAATTGATGGGTTGGTCTTTTTCTCCAATTTGCCCCATGTCTTGCACTGCTTGGTACAGTCTATCCAACAGCGTGATATTGCCTGGTTCTACCACTGTGAATTTCATGTTGGTGACCATGTGTGGACTTTGAGTCAGTCGTCCTGGCAACACGTTGTCTATGGTCACTGAGTCAATGTAAAAATCCAAAGGGAACGCAGGGTTGCGGCCACGATCCACACTGTTGGTGCCCAACACACCACCAGGTGGTGCTGTGCTTACACTTTTATCTCCTCCAGTGCTGCTTTGTTGACCAGTGCCTAGTTGTCCTAAAAATCCTCCATTGTTGGGAGGTGCGCCACCACTTTGAAACAACAGGTTGTAACCGTTGATGCTTTTCTTTTTACTGCGCAACAATTGAGTGTACTGTTTGGTACTCATTAGATACACACTGGCCTGCCAAGTATAACTGGCAAATCTATCCAGCACATTGGGCTGTGGAACAATGTCTGTGTTGGTGTTTAATGCACCTGATATCTTGATACCTGGCGAAGTGTTGGCAGGTCCTTGGGGTCCGGGTGCTGCGGCGCCTTGATTTTTGTTCTGCGGATTGTCATCTTGCGCTATAGGTTGTTGCGTTTGCGATGGCTTTTCAGCAGTAGGGGCTGGTGTTTTATCGCCTGTGCTTTGTTCTGGCACTGGTGCTGGTTTGTCAACCACAGGAGTGGTTCGGTCACTTTCTGCCTTCTCTTGTGCAGTCCGCTGCGGCGTGGCAGGTGGTGGTGGTGGTGTTTTTGCCGCTTCTTCGGCAGCTTCTTTAGCGTCATTTAACCCACGTACAAGAGCATTAATTCTGCTTGATTCAGCTCTGATTTTGTCATCTAGAACCATTGACTGATTTGTCAAGTTTTGATAAGTTTTAGATAATGCGTCGGCTGCGGCTGTATCGCCTGCTGCTCTTGCTGCTCTTAGTTGTTTGTTAACGTCAAGTGTCTGATTATTAATAACACCTAATTGTATTTCCAAATTTTCTACAATTGATCGAACTGCATCAAGTTCACTTTGAATTTGTGCTACTGTGGCCATGGTTTAAAATCCCAATGCAGATGTAAGTGTGGTAATTTTGGGCAAAAATATTTCTGTATTGGCCACAAAATCCAAGGGAGGTTTGGTCAGTGTGTTGGGATTGCGCTGATAAAAAACCCACCACAATCTAGCATCACCATACAAGTCATGCGCCAGTAGGTCAGGTCTGTACTGATATGTGAGATTCAACTTGAACTTCAAGTCGTCACTTTCTTGTGGAAACGGTCTGTCAACCATGACGTCAAGAAAAAATTGGCTGTATCCTGTGTTAAAATACGGACTGGTTGCATCATAGTTGGCCATTACCAGAACCCTCCTCGTAGCAGTTGACCGTTGGCAAATTTTTCAACACTGAACTGTTGGCTTTGTTGGCTGCGTGTTTGTATGGGTGCCAATGTTATCTGTATTTCTATCTTGGTAGGAACGTAGGTATCGTTGGCAACATTGGTCACACTTTGCTCAATTGTTAATTCCTGTGCGGCAGTGTTGGGCAGCGCACCTTTGGGCAACAATGAATTTTTCAACCGGTTCACCACAGAAGCAATGCCGTTGGCAGGCGATGTCTGTGACTTGACCAGTCTGTTGTTTAGATTGATGTTGTAGTTGTTGGGTTTGGTACGAATGTAGTCAACGTCATTTGGCAAACTGTAATTGAATGATTTGACCACACAAGGTTGATTGTTGAATTGATATTCCCCTAGTCCTTGGATATACACCAAGGGAGGAGGTGCTCCACGTTGTGGATCTTGGCCGTAGAACATTTTTGTCACACTACGGAAAAAGTGTATCACTGCCAACAAGTAGTTGGCTTCTCTGGTGTCCTGTGCTGTGAACGTGCCGGTGATTTGAACGTCGCCTACATAACTGCTGTTGTAAAAATATCCTCTGTAGTTGCTGTGAGTAAGCGCAGATTCTGAATAGTCAGCATTGTAACTGGTTTGTATAGTGGGCATGTAAGGAAATACCACACCATTGCTGGCTGCCAGCGGAGACAGCAACTTGTTTTTTTCGTCCATGTACAAGTAGGTGGCACCGGGTGCCAGTTTGAGTCGCACACGCCAGTCACCGTCGGCAGGTGCTTGGAACTGATCCTGAATGGCTTTTTGTTCTTTGGTCTTTTGTAGTGTGGCTGCTTCTTGATTGGCCTGCTCTTGTTGAGCCGCGGCAGCGGCAGCCTCAGGATTTTGTGCAGCAGCGGTTGTAAAAGCACTGCCGCCAAATGGACTCTTGGCGCCAGGATCAGTGGCGCGGTCTACTGGTGCTGGTGTTCCAGTGATGGCTTCTGGAGAAAAATCTGGATTGGCAAACACGCCAGTGTTGGCAGCGGCTTCATCCACTGGCGGCGGCGATGACTGTGCCTGGGCAATAGATTCCTCCGGAGTCAACAATGGTGTGTCAAACTGTTGTGCTGGCGGCGCATCGTTCTGTACAACTTCTTGACTCACGGCAGGAGCATTGTAAGGATCTTGTGCAGCCTGGGCCCTGACAGACTGCACTTGTGTATCGTCCAGTGACGGCTCTTGATTCAGCGCAGGATCAGGACCTGCAGTTGTTTCTACATCTGAGTTGGTTGATGATTGACTGAAGGTAGTAGTTGATGTGTTGGTAGTGGTATTGGGTACTGTTGTCTCTGTAGGATTCCCAGGAGTTTTTGCTTCTTCCGCAGCGGTTGCTAACTTGCCGCGTTCATTTGATATCTCAGTTATTTTTGCTCGGCGGGCTGCTTGTTCTTCAGGTGTTGCATTGGGGTTGCGTGGGTTATCTGCCAGGTACTGTTTTAATTCTGCGCTTTTAGCATCCGACTGGGCCTGCAATGCTGCGCTTCTATCATTGGCTTTTGCTACACCTGCTGTGGTGGTTGTTGAGCCACCACCTGTGACTTGTTCAGTACTGGTGGTGGTGTATGTTATTGGTGTTGCGGTACTAGGTCGACTGTCGGCTTTTACAGGATAAGCAACTCTTTCAACGTTTTTTGTGCTGTCAAAATTTGCGCTGTCGGCGGCCAAGCGCTCGTCAAAGCCAGCACCTGCAGCATCCACTGAGGCGCGGTATGCTTTTTCGTCTGCAGTCAATGTAGGTTGCACTGTGCCAGAACCAACAACAAACGCACCCATTTGGCCACGGGTTGTATTCTTTGTTCCGTCATTGTTGTATGGCGAATCATTGATTACATAGTTGTTTTCGTCAGCATCAGTGAACCCGCCCTGCTTCCACGCTTCGTCATCAGACAAACCTTGTTGTTTTAGTTTATTGTATAACGCTGCTTTTTTGGGATCGTAACCGGCCATGTTTTTATTCCTATACCTTATTTACTCAAATCAAAAACCATGTAGTTTAACAAGAGGTTGACAAATGTTGTAAACATGCTACAATAAGTACATATCCGGAGAACCCCCACCAATGACACTAATTGCAAAACCTGCTGCCAAAGTCAACTACCTTAACAACCGTGACATTTTAAAAGAAATACATCTCAGCAAAAATACCTACTGCTCATTTCTAGACCGTGCAACTGATCATCAGTTTGACATGATCCTGCCGTCAGTGGACAAGATCAATCAAAAGACCGTGGCAGAAGCACGCCGCAATCGTGCTGACCGTCACAAACGTGAAACTGGCGAAGTGATTGATCCCAAAAAAATACCCAATACGGAAGTGGTTTTCCGCATCATGACTTGGGAACACATACCCATGGCACCCAAGAAAGTGCCCAAAACTGCCACTAAAAAGAAAAAGATCGAAGACATTTTGGACCTGGATGATGTTACGGAAGATCCACTAGCAGACTTGATCGAGGACGTTGTGCTGGATCCCACACACATGCGAGTGAACTTTCCCCCGTTTTGGCACTACAGAATAGACGAAGACAAAAACCCTGTATTAGTAGGAAAATCGCACTGGAAAGGCGATTTAGAAACTGGAGAGTTCAGCAAGGATCATGGCAACATGACACGCAAATTGGCCACTATGTTTATGAAACTGTGCGAACGTTATGCCACAAGATCAAACTGGAGAGGATACACCTACAATGAAGAAATGCGCGGACAAGCCCTGCTACAACTCAGTCAAATTGGACTGCAATTCGACGAATCAAAATCGCAGAACCCTTTTGCGTATTATACTGCCGCTATCACTAATAGCTTTACTCGCATCCTGAACATTGAAAAGAAAAATCAAAACATCCGTGATGACATTCTTGAAATGAACGGCTTGAATCCTTCGTGGACACGACAGAACTCTGGCAAGGCAAGTATGCAAGCCATGAGCGGCCCAGTTACTACTACCTACGAAGAGTAGCATGACACCTGACCAATTAAAACAAAAACTTTGTAAAAAATTCAAAGTTCTTGAATTTATAGACTTGGCATCAATTGCTGACCGCCCCACTGCGGGGTTTGCAGTTTTTAAAAATCAATACAAAGAAGTATTTGAACCAAACGAGCGTATAGTTTTTTATACAGGACAATTTGTTGGAGCAAAAACACTGGCATATTTACAGTATGCAGCAGACTTGTTTGACATCAGTAGATGTTTTGTTTTAGTTTGTTGTGCAGAAACCAGCAATCCGGTGATCAGCAATGACATTGAGTTTATGATAACTGGCATTGATTCAGAACCGTTTGACGACCGTAACATGATCAGTGTCAACTCAATTTGCTCATTGCCTTGGTTTCATGCGGAATACATGGGTGTTTCTAAAATTTGTTGTTTTAATTCTGAGTACGCACAGAACGGAACCATTGTTGAATTTTTTAATTCTGACAAAATAAATTCATTGCGAACGCAACTTTTGTCTGGGGAATATCCATCCAGTTGTGATGTCTGTTGGACGTCAGAATCCAAAGGGTTCAGCAGTCTAAGACAATGGCGCAATAAAACACACAAAGAAGAATTTTTTACCGAATATCTTGATCAACCCAAAATTAGAAGTTTAGTTGTTTTTCCCAGCACTGTGTGTAACTTCAAATGTCGCAGTTGTGGTCCGGAAAAAAGTAGCCAATGGATGCAAGAAGAATTAGCGTATGCCGCTGATGAATCTGAAAAACAAAAGTTGTTTGAATTAATTTCCGTTACCCAATGGTTTAATTCTGACAAGTCTAAAGAAATTTTTGACATTTGGCCAACGTTGGAATATATTGATATCTATGGCGGCGAACCACTGATGAACAAACAATTCAAAGAGTTGCTTCAAACAAGTATCCAATCAGGTGTGGCCAAAAAACAAAGATTGCATTTTAACACCAATGGTTCGTTGTTTCCTGTTGAGTTAATTGAACTAATGCATGAATTTAAAGAAGTTACCATTTCATTGAGCATTGATGACATTGGCAAAAGATTTGAAATCATTCGTGGCGGAACTTGGGCAGAAGTTGATCATCACGTTGATTTATTTTTATCCTGCAACCCTGAAATTTTTAAAATATCAGGACAGATCACTGTGTCTAATCTAAATGTACTTTACCTTGATGAGTTATTATCTTGGGCAGAAGATAAAAAATTACCATTGACTCTTCAGATGTTGTCTAGCCCTGAGTATCTCCAATACGACCGTGTTACTCAAACTGTCAAAAATCTAGTGGTAAAAAAATATCACAATCATCCCAATCAAACTCTCCAAGATATTGCTAAGTCAATTCAAGAAACAGTACCTGTGGATGGTCGCAAGTGGGTCGCTGAAATGACTCGTCTTGATTCAAGGAGAAAACAAAACATGCTGTCCAGTCATTTTGAATTGGCATCTGGAATGGGGTATCCAGAATTTTTGGCTGAATCGCATCTTGAATAATACCAAAAATTAATGTACAATTGCAAATGACAAATTTATTCAAGAAGGCCGCGGTCTTCACAGACATACATTTTGGACTCAAAAGCAACAGTCAATTGCACAACGACGACTGTTTGGATTTTGTCAAATGGGCCACTGCCAAGGCACGGGAACAAGGTTGTGAAACTTGCATGTTCCTAGGTGATTGGCACAACAACAGGGCCAGTTTAAATATAGTAACCTTGAGTTACAGTCTCCGGGCACTGGAGCACATGAATGACAATTTTGATCGGGTATATTTTATTCCTGGCAATCACGATCTTTATTATCGAGACAAGCGCGATATTCAAAGTGTGGAGTGGGCCAAACATTTGCCGAAAGTTCAAATTTGCAATGATTGGTTCAGCGACGGTGACGTTGTTATTGCTCCTTGGCTATGCGGTGATGACCACAAACGCATACCCAAACTAAAGGGCCGGTACATGTTTGGGCATTTTGAACTGCCCGGCTACTATATGAATGCCATGGTACAAATGCCAGATCATGGCACAGTACAGCGCGGAGACTTTGGCGGCTTTGATCATGTGTTTACCGGACACTTTCACAAACGACAAACTGCCAACAACATCACTTACATTGGCAACTGCTTTCCGCACAACTATGCTGATGCCGGTGATGACGAACGTGGCATGATGATACTTGAATGGGGCAAAGAGCCCGAGTTCCATGCATGGCCAGACCAACCCAGATATAGAGTACACGGATTAGCCAACTTGATTGACCATGCCGCCACATTGCTTGCACCCAAGATGCATGTACGTGTGAACTTGGACATTGAGATCTCATACGAAGAAGCCAACTTCATCAAAGAAACATTTATTCGAGATTATGGCCTGCGTGAGATGGCCTTGATACCTAACAAGACTTCTGGCGTGGATGTGGACCTTGCGCCAGGTGATGTGAAATTTGAGAGTGTGGATCAAATTGTCACAGATCAACTCACCAACATTGAATCAGAATTCTACGACAATAAGTTATTGTTGCAAATCTATCAAAACTTATGATTGAATTAAAAAATGCAGTAGAACAACTTAAAAAAGAGTATAGTGTTCTTGGTATATTTTATTACTCTGCACTACAGGCCCTGGATGGTGAAAAAATACTGTATAATTGGCTGTATCAGCATCATAAAGATTACTTTGAACACCATGAAAGATTGGTGTTTGTTCAAGACTGCAACGATGTTTATGAATACAACGAAAATTTAGGCAACTATACCAATGCCATACAAAAAGCGTTGACAGTCGTAGACATTACTAGTTGTTTTATTACCATAGTCACTACCAATAAAAATATTGCAAAAGAGTTATCTCACGATGGCAATTCCAATGTTATAAATCATGTCATAGTTGCAGGCGAATATCATCCAATTTTTCCAACATTTGGCAACACTTTTTGTGTAATGCCGTGGATGCATTTGCATATTGCGCCTGACGGAAGCGTATTACCTTGTTGTGCCGGAAATACTGAGTATCCATTGGGTAACATTGACCAAGACAGTTTGTCTGACATTTACAATAACAAAAATTTTCAAAAATTACGACAGGAATTATTGACTGGAAAGCATCCAAAAGAATGCCAACACTGTTGGATTAAAGAAAAAAACGGCATTAGATCTCCCAGATTAAATTGTAATGATCGTTATCAAATACCAACGCCCAGAGACGACGGCCTGGTTGATGAATTTAAGCCAACCACTTTTGATATACGGATTAATAAAATATGCAATCTCAAATGCAGATCTTGCAGTCCACACCTTAGTAGTGCCATTGCGCAAGAAGTTCAAGGAATATACAATGTTGAATGGCCTGCTTTAAATAACCTTCAACGAAAAACAGTAATGGCAGAAATACTATTATTGTTGCCCAATTCAGAACATATCTATTTTGCAGGTGGGGAACCATTGTTGGCACCTGAACACTTTGATATGATCAATGAGCTAGTTCGCATCAAACATACTGATCTTGGTATATGTTACAGTACTAATTTTATGCAACTTGATTTTCGGGGAAGTAGTTTTACTGACCTATGGAGAGAGTTTTCAGATATCACCATTGGTGCCAGTTTAGATGCCTATGGAACAGTCGCTGAGTATCTACGCCACGGAACCGTTTGGTCCACAATTGAATCAAATTTAATTCGCTTGCAACATGAATCTCCTCATATAAAATTTAAAGTTACTTCTACCGTGGGGTTTTTAAATATAGAAAGTCTAATAGAACTACAGCGCAACTGGATAGAGAGAAATTTAATTTCTATTGATCAATTTTCAATTGCTCAAATAATATTTGATAGTTTTTTTTCTGTACAGGCCGTGCCAACCCATCATAAAAAACGACTGGAGTCAATTATAAAAAATCATATAGTATGGCTAAATTCACAAAATGCCGATCTTCTAATAGAAGAATGGCAAAAAGTTATTGATTATATGTGGTTAGAAGATCGTTCCCATTTACTTCCAGAATTTCAACACAGCATGCGCAATCAAGATCGTTATCGAGGTGAGTCGTTTTATGACGTGCTACCACAATTTGCAGATCTCATGCCAGTGGTTGATTAATACCAAAATACAGTTTATACTACACATATGATACAAATTAAAAATCTCACTGTTAAAAACTTTATGAGTGTGGGCAATGCCACACAAGGCATTGACTTTGACCGTCAAGACCTTACGCTGGTCTTGGGTGAGAATTTGGATCTAGGCGGCGACGGCAGCCGCAACGGCACAGGCAAGACCACAATCATCAATGCCTTGAGTTATGCCATGTACGGGCAGGCACTCAGCAACATCCGCAAGGACAATCTTGTAAACAAAACCAATGGCAAAGGCATGTTGGTCAGTCTTGACTTTGCTGTGAATGGTAAAACATACAAAATTGAGCGTGGACGCAAACCCAATGTGCTACGTTTCTATGTGGACAGCGAAGAACAAACTGCCACAGATGATGCACAAGGCGACAGCCGCGAAACACAAGATGCTATTGAACATGTGTTTGGCATGAGCCACGACATGTTCAAACATATCCTGGCATTGAACACTTACACAGAACCGTTTTTAAGTTTGAAGGCCAACGAACAACGTACCATTATTGAGCAGTTGTTGGGCATCACAGTATTGAGTGAACGTGCTGAACGTATCAAAGAACTCAACAAGGCCACCAAGGATGCCATCACCTCAGAAGAGTTTAGAGTACGTGCTGTTCAAGAAGCCAACAAACGCATTGAAGAACAGATTGAAAGTCTGCGTAGACGTCAAGGTCTGTGGCAAAAGAAATACGACAGTGACTTGGCTTACCTTGTGGGTCAATACGATGATCTAGCCCGAATTAATATCGAAACAGAGTTGTTGGCTCACAAAGATCTTGCTGTGTGGAACGAACGTAAAAAACAAGCAGACGCACATGATCGACTGCTGGCATATCAAACTGCGTGGCAACAAACACAAACCAAAGAGATCGCCGCGTTGAAAGTCAGTTATGACCAACTCAGTCACATTGATATTGCTGCAGAACTGCAAGCACACCAAGACTTGGCGGCATACAATCAACGGGGCAAGGACATTGCCGAACTTGAAAAACTCATTGCTCGTTGTGTCACAGATGAAGCCCGAGAACAAAAGACTTCAGATAAACTCAAGGCAGAGATTGCTGAACTAGAAGCACACAAGTGCTATGCCTGTGGTCAAGAGTTTCACGATGGTGCCCACGAAACTGTGCTGGAAACCAAGCGTCGAGCACTGCAGGAGTCTGCACTACAAGCCTTGGCCACCAATGGTCAATGGATGGAAAATACTGATGCACTTAGAGCATTAGGAGAGTTGGGCGCCCGTCCCACAACATACTATAAGACCGAATCTGAAGCCATTCGCCATAGCAGTGAAGTGGAAAACTTACAGCAAAAGATTGCAGACAAGTCAGCAGAAGCAGATCCTTATGCTGAACAACTTGCAGGCCATGTGCCTGTGGAACTGGGCGCACAGCCTGTCACACACTACGACACAGAAGCACAGGCCATCAAACACTCTACCCAGGTCAACAACCTGCTACAACAGATCACCAGCAAGCATGCCGAAACCGATCCCTACAGTGAACAGATTGAGGACATGCAACAACAGGCTTTGCAAGTGGTCGACTACAATAAAATTAACGAACTGACCAAAGTACAGGACCATCAAGAGTTCTTGCTCAAACTACTGACCAGTAAAGATAGTTTTGTTCGTAAGAAAATTATTGATCAGAACTTGAGTTACTTGAATGCACGACTCACACACTACTTGGATCGCATTGGATTGCCACACACAGTGAAGTTTCAAAACGACTTGAGCGTGAGCATTGAAGAACTGGGTCGTGAACTGGACTTTGACAACTTGAGTCGCGGCGAACGCAACAGATTGATTCTATCCATGTCATGGGCATTCCGTGATGTATGGGAAAGTTTGTATCACCCCATCAACATTTTGTTCATTGATGAGATGATTGACTCTGGACTGGACACACAGGGTGTAGAAGCCAGTTTGGCCTTGTTGAAGAAGATGACCCGCGAACGTCACAAGAGTATCTGGCTTGTGAGCCACAGAGATGAACTAGCCGGGCGTGTGGAAAACATACTCAAGGTAGTGAAAGAAAATGGATTTACCAGTTACAGTACGGATATAGATCTTGCGTGAAATAAAAGTTTTACATTTAGAACCAACTGACGTTTGTCAGGCCGCATGTTCCTTGTGCCAGAGAGAAACTGATGTTGATTTTGATAAAAAATCTCAGCACCATTTGGACATGTATAAAATTACAAAGGTGGTCGACCTTGACCGTATTGCACAGTTAGACAAAATGTTCATGTGTGGCAACTACGGAGATCCAGCAGCCGGCAAATACACTTTAGACATCTACAGAGAATTTCGCAGGCTCAACAAAAATATTGTGTTGGGCATGAATACCAATGGCGGCCTGCAGAACACAATATGGTGGCATGAACTAGGGCGCATGCTCAATCAATCACAAGACTATTGTGTGTTCAGTATAGATGGATTAGAAGATACCAATGCAACATACCGTCAAGGGGTTGATTGGGATCGACTCATGCACAATATCAAGGCATTCATTGCTGCCGGTGGACAGGCACACTGGGATATGTTGGTATACCGACACAATCAACACCAGATTGATGAATGTGAACAACTGGCACGAGAACTAGGGTTTAAGTGGTTTCGAGTCAAAGTGTCCAAACGACCGTTGAATCAAATGTTGCAATACCCAACTGGGTGGCAACCAATTGCCACGTCAGCACCGTCTGTTGACTGTCGTGCTCTCAAAGAGCAAAGTGTTTATATAGATGCCAAAGGCAACTTGGGACCGTGTTGTTGGGTAGGAGCAAGACAAAAAGATTTTGTTACAGATGTTGATTCAATTCCCATTCAAGATCCCATATGCACACAAACATGTGGTACATCAACACAAGGCACACATTTTGATCATCAGTGGCAGAGAGAAGTTGAATTATGTTAGCCACTTGGCATTTTCACATAGAGATATCCAGCAAGTGTACCTTGCGGTGTCCTCGTTGTGCTCGCCAAGAAGTGCCTGACAGTCTTGTTAATACTGAACTTGATTTGGAATTTTTCAAACGTAATTTTACTCCTGAGTTTGTTCAAGCAAATGTAGAGAAAATTACATTCTGCGGCGATGATGGCGATCCTGTATATGCACATGACTTGATCCCAGTGATCCAGTATCTCAAAGACATCAAGCCAGTTGAGATTGTGATCATCACCAACGGCAGTCATAAAAAACTATCGTGGTGGCATGAACTAGGCCAACTGTTGAATCACAACGACAGTGTGCATTTCAGCATTGACGGTTATAACAATGCCAGCAACAACTTGTATCGTGTGAACAGTGACTGGGATAGTATCATTGCTGGCTTACAAACCTTAAGATCTACAAGTCGTTGCCAAATTATTTGGGCCGCCATTGCATTTAAATTCAATGAGGATCAACTTGACTCTATGCAAAAGTTTGCGCAACAACTGGGTGTTGATCGTTTTCAGTTGACTAAAAGTACAAAGTTTGGCAGCGTATATCCATCCTATGGGATTGATGATCCATTGCAACCCAGTGTTAAATTTGTCAGCAACTCACATCGGTTTGAACGAGACTCAGTTGCATTGACTGATGCAGGCTCATGGCAAACAATTCCACTGACAAACAAACGATTATTCAATCAAACCAAAAGTCGTAACGGAGTAACACCGTTATGCGAGATAGGCAACAAAGGCTTGTACATTGATGCTCGCGGCAGATTATTTCCCTGCTGTTGGGTAGCCAACAGATACAATCACAATTCAGACTGGCAGCAAATAGCAAACAACTTTGATTTAAACACAAAAACAATAACAGACGTACTAGCAGATGATTTTTGGACCACAGAATTTCAGTCGTTTAAATGGCAGGAATGCCAGACCAAATGTCAAAGTGCATTAGTAGATGAAAAATATGCATGTTTGTGGTAATGTAGATAACTATAACACGAAAGGCAATTCCGCAAAATACACATGACATGGCTTTATCAAGACACCCCAGTTGAGACACTGCCCGAAGAATGTGTGGGATTTGTTTATCTAATCACAAATAATCTATCTGGACGCAAGTACATAGGCAAAAAATTAGCGAAATTTAGTAAAACAACGTACAAGACAGTAAAACAAAAGAACGGCATTAAAAAGCGGAAGAAGATACGCACCA